AATATTATAGGATGGCCGCTTTTACCCCTGGTGTCTATAGATTCCTCCATAAGCCTTTATGTATATATATGACACCAAGACACCAAAATAATGGAGAGAAGTTGAGAGCTCCCCCTGGTGTCTCCCCATGGTGTCATAACCTATTATTACAAGATTGCCATTAGCCAATTCTGAAGCTAAACACTAAACACCTGGTTCTCTATATAAACCTTGTCAGGTCTCTGATAAACCCAACCCTTGTCAGATCTAGGTTTTCATCTTCTCCTTCCTCGGTACTCTTCTTTTTCACAAAAAGTGTCTTCCCCAGAAATTGATTTCCAACTGAATTTGCTCAAGCTCTTGACATAGTCTTCAAATAATTAGACAGATCTCGCTAGCGCGACCAAATTTTCATAAATGAATTCTCAGTTAGCAAATCCTCCTCATGCATACAACTACATAGAGTCCCAGAGGGATGAATATCAGCTCTCCCATGACCTAACTGAGATAATCCTGCAGTTTCCGTCAGCGGCGGCTCAACTAACGGCAAGACTCAGTCGGAGCTGTATGAAAATCGATCACTGCGTAATCGAGTACAGGCAACAGGTACCGATCAACGCCGCCGGGACTGTGATAGTGGAGATCCACGACCAAAGAATGACGGATAACGAGTCGTTACAGGCAACCTGGACATTTCCGATCAGATGTAACATAGATCTCCACTACTTCTCAGCTTCCTTCTTCTCCTTGAAAGACCCAATCCCTTGGAAACTCTATTACAGAGTTTCTGATACAAACGTCCATCAAAGGACCCACTTCGCCAAATTCAAAGGGAAGCTGAAATTGTCCACGGCAAAACACTCGGTGGATATCCCATTTAAAGCACCGACGGTCAAGATCTTATCCAAGCAATTCACCGAGAAGGATGTGGACTTCTCGCACGTGGACTACGGGAGATGGGAGAGGAAGCCCATCCGGTGTGCATCCATGTCAAGACTAGGTTTGCGAGGCCCAATTGAAATCAGGCCCGGAGAATCATGGGCTTCCAGAAGCACAATAGGAGTAGGACCATCGGATGCTGACTCAGAGATCGAGAACGAGTTGCACCCGTATCGAGATCTAAATAGGCTGGGAACAAGCGTACTGGATCCAGGAGAGTCTGCGTCTATTGTTGGAGCAAGGAGGGCTCAGTCCAACATAACAATGTCAGTGGCCCAATTAAACGAACTTGTCAGGTCCACAGTCCAAGAATGTATTAAGAATAATTGTAGTTCATCTCAGCTCAAGTCTTTTGATAAATAGTTAAAATGTCTCTAAAGTCAAAATTTGTATAAATTTTGCATTGATAATAAATCTTTATTCAGCCAATATAATCCAGGTCATATGATACATATGTGGATGCTTTAGACATGGTATCGGACATCCAACAGTAATAGACTAACAGGGCGTTCTTGCTTATGTTAGCATACACACCCTTACATGACTCGACCTCGAGATCCTTAAAACTGGACCAACAATTAAAACGCCTGTTCGACAGGGTGGCGGTTCCTTCTATGTCGACCATCAGGCTATCCTTCTCCACGGATAATACACGCTTCAACACGTGGCGTAAATAGAACCGCTCCTTCATACCTGGAGTTATAGCCAGGTTACCGTGACTGTGGATCCTTGCACCAAATAGTTCATCAAAGGACGGAAGACCACCAGAAGGTCCGATGTGAGGTTTGCGGTCGACGACTATGACCAGCGAGAAAACACCTTCGGTCTTAGGTGATGTAGCGACCATATTCACATCGGAATGAACACGTTCAACTTTGACAGTTCCCTTGAAACGAAGCCGTTTCAACTTGATATACGACCTAGATCGATTAGGAAAAGACTTACCCATATCAGGGTAGCTAATGAATGTCGAAACGGACGTGTTATGGGCCATGGAAAACTCTGGGCCATACTGGTTCTCATGTATGGTTTGGCTCGTCAACTTGGGCTCGTCAGGTAATTTCCCAGACAGAATATGTCGACGTCTACCATCGTGGCGTTTAACAATTGGTTGTCGCCTAAACACGTGGCTACGAGGGTAACCACGTGGTTGATTATAGATAGAACCACGTCGATATCTGGACGGGTACATGTTCAGATATGGATATCCAATGGGTGATTACATCTCCGATATATACAAGCGATTCAGTTAGGCTAATATTAATTTGGCTCGACAGGTCAAACGTGAATGGTCCACGTAAGATGTATAGTACACCTCTAGCTCAATTTCGACATAAGCATACAAGCAGGGTCCAAAATCGACCACGTCGACTGCTGCCAGGTCTATCAGTCAAAATCTCGAAATTGGCTAAAGACAAGGCAGATTTAATTTAAAGTCTCTTTAAATTAAAATGAGAGGTAAAAGACGGAGAGAGGGGGGTCCCAGGACGCACCAGGGAAAAGACGGAGGGAACGAACACACCAAGGGGAAGGGAGCACAACAAGGACAGCGCCAATGGGCCTGGGCCGAACACCAAAATCGCGCGGCCATCCAGT